CGTCAAGAATCGCAGGTCAAGGCCATTCGTGGCGAGTGGGTTGCTTCAGCCAAGGCTGACCAGGAATTCGGCGGCGAGAAGCTGGCCGAGAACCTGTCCACCGCAAAGAAGGCTCTTGACACGTTCGGCACGTCCGAACTTCGCACGCTGCTCAACACGTCGGGCCTGGGCGATCACCCGGAAGTGATCCGGTTCATGTACCGCGCAGGCAAGGCAATCAGTGAGGATCGGATCGTCACCGGAAGTGTCGGACAGGCCAAGAGTGGCCCGAAGACCTTTAGTGATTTGGCCGATGCTCTGTACTCAACCAACACCTAATTCCACGAAAGGGAATTTCCAATGGCAGTGCTTACTTCCAACAACCTGACGCTGGCCGATTGGGCCAAGCGAACCGATCCCGAGGGCCGCGTGCCGGTCATCGCGGAACTGCTGTCCCAGAGCAATGAGATCCTTGAGGATTGCGTGTTCAAGGAGGGCAACCTGCCCACCGGCGAGCGCGTCGTGATCCGAACTGGTCTGCCAGCCGTTTACTGGCGTGCGCTGAACCAGGGCATTCCGAACAGCCGTTCGACCACCGCGCAGGTGGACGAGGCTTGCGGCATCCTTGAGGCTCGCAGCGAGGTGGACAAGGATCTGGCGATGCTGAACGGCAACACCGCGCAGTTCCGCCTGTCCGAGGACGTGGCCTTCCTCGAGGCCATGAACCAGACCCAGGCCACGACCATGTTCTATGGCAACCCTGCCATCGAGCCGAAGTCGTTCCTCGGTCTGGCTGCTCGTTACTCCACCACTCCCGGTGGTTCCGGCATCGGCCAGAACATCATTGAGGGTGGCGGCACCGGCAGCGACAACACCTCGGTCTACCTCGTGGTCTGGGGCGACAACACCGTTTACTGCCCGTTCCCGAAGGGTAGCACGGCTGGCCTCATGCATGAGGATCTTGGCGAGCAGACCGTGTATGACGGGTCCAACCGCATGCAGGCGTTTGCGACCCGTTACCAGTGGAAGAACGGTCTGGTCGTGAAGGACTGGCGCTACGTCGTTCGCATTGCGAACATCGACGCGAGCGACATGTCCAACGCGAGCGGCACGCAGGCTTCCAACCAGGCTACGCAGCTCATCAAGCTGATGACTCGTGCCCTGTACCGAATCCCGAACATGGCGATGGGCCGTGCGGCTTTCTACATGAACCGCACCGTCCACGGCGGTCTGTCCATCCAGGCGATGGATCGCGCCCAGAACGTGCTGTCCGTGCAGCAGGGTCTGTCGCAGTTCGGTACGCCCTACTCGTGGCTGTCGTTCCTCGGCGTTCCGTGCCGCCGTGTCGATGCCCTCATCAACGCAGAAGCCCGCCTTACCTAATAGGTAAAGCAGAAAGGACACACAATGATTCTTGATAACAACCTTCGCCTCGGCAGCGTCACGCTGACCGCAACCGGAACCTACGACTTTCCCGATGTCGTGGATCTCCGCAACAATACCGCGTACACCGCAACCGCAAGCGGTTCGCTGTACACCGTCGCACAGGGAAACCAGAACGTGGAAATCTCGGAAGGCACGACGCTGTACGTTGTGTTCACTGTGACCACGGCACTGGCCGCTAGCACCGACCCGATCTATCAGGTCGTTCTGGCGGATGACACCGGCCTTGACACCAACGTCGTGGTGATTGGCGAATACAGCCCTTCAACGGCCATCGCGGTTGGCACGCAGGTCGTGATCCCGATTGGCTCGCAGCTTCTGGCTGCGGCGCAGAAGCGGTATCTCGGCGCGAACGTGGTGACCTCTGCCGGCAGCGGCTCTGGCGTCATCTCTGCCGACATCGTCCTGAACTACCAGGACGGCAGGAATTTCTACGCGTCCGGCTTCACGGTGGCGTGATAGGAGGAACCCATGCCCAAGTATCGCGCAAAGGTCAAGTGCTTCGTGGACAATGGACTGCGGGAAGTTGGCGATGTGTTCGAGTACAACGGCCCGCACAGCACCAACCTCGAGCGCGTCGGGTCCGAGCCCGAGCCTGTCGAGCAGGATGATTCGGCACCGGCGCTTCGCCGGCCCGGTCGGCCTCGCAAGACGGCGATTACTGAACGCATGGACTGACGGTTACTGAACTGGTGGACAAGGAGGGTGGTCGGGCGACCGGCCACCCTCCATCACTAGGAGGCAGGCATGGCATCGGAAGTCGAAATCTGCAATCTGGCACTTGCGCACCTTGGCGATGATGCAACCGTCGCCAGCATCGATCCGCCGGAAGGATCGGCACAGGCGGAGCATTGCGCGCGGTTCTATGCGATCGCTCGAAACAGCCTTCTGCAAATGCACAACTGGAACTTCGCATCCAGGCGAGTTGCACTTGCTGGCGTCACGATGCCATACACGATGTGGCGTTACGCCTACGCATGCCCAGGCGACATGATGGTTGCGGTGTCTGTTCTCCCTCCCGAGGTCGAGAACGACTACACCATTCGACCATACCCGGCCGACCGTTACGGCTGGGGCTGGATCAACACTCCGTTCGTTGGTGCCGGCGTGTACGTGCCGCAGGAATACTCGATTGAGACTGACACCAACGGCAACAAGGTCATCTACA